TGGCGATGGGCAACACCGACTGGCGTGCATCCCCCATAGTTTTCATAAACTTGCCATAGCCAGCGAGAGTGACCGTTATAGGAGCGCGAGCCATAGTTAGTTTCCAAACGAAACTGATGTGTGGTGTGCCCCAGATTCATCATTATGGACTCTGACCGACAAAATCAACGGGAAAGAGCCATCAGGCAATGCAATTTTAGATGCGGTAGTAATCGTCGGGGTGCCATAAAAGATAATCTGACCCTGCTCATACACATCGTCCCTATCCTCGGTCTTAATGACCTGCCCTGTCTGCTGAATGCGACACCGCACAGAAGTCCCACTACCTGCAAATGTGTTTTTGCCATACGCATCGGTGGACTGGACACCAAACACCGTCACAGACGAAGGCATCAAATTAAGAAAAGCAGTCTCAATCGTCACGGCTGAACATACCCGTCCATGTCAATCTGGAAAGCATAAGTGCCGTCAAACGCTACGCCATCAAAATTCACAGACGGCGGAGAAGCCCTCAAAGCCTGAGCGCGAAGCGACGAAGCCCTATCTTGAAACCCTTTAGCAGTCGCCGAATTCTGTGTAGAAATAGACAAATCGCCAACCGAACGCGAACTATCAGCCTTTGACTGGTATTTGCCCGCAATAGCATCACAAGCACAAGCCGCCGACACATACGCATCGTTGTTCCACTCAGATAACAAAAACGAAATCTCAGCGTCGTTCAACTGCTGATTGGTCGTGTCCACATCCCCACACAAAAACCGTACCTTGTCGCGAGCAGAACCAGCGGGGTCGCCTGAATATGTCCACGCCATAAGGCACCTTTCGTAAGCGGGTTAAGCCTCTTTTGTTGCTCCAACAGGACGAACAGCCTTGGCTTTAACCACTTTGGTTTCCAACGCATCGTCTTGCTTCACATAGACAGAGGTCAAAGGCACTAAATAACGCCCCGCGACCAACGCCTTGACATTACGCCAACCAGAAGCATCAACAATTTCGCCAACAGCCAAGTAACCATCATCAACTGGAAGTTGCTTTGTTACTTGATACATACATTTTTCTACGGTCACGAGGACACTCCTTGTAGTTGTTATTTACGGTAAAGAACTACTGTTGTAGCACTTGCGATTCGTACATACCAAGTGGCACTTGAAGCGGCAGAAACGGTTGCAGAACCAACAATGGTTACGCCCGTTCCACCAACCAAAGTCAGAGCATGAGTAGCCGCCGCCAAGTTGATAAGCGTGAACTCAGTCGTGTCACCTACTGCGTAGGTAGTGGGATGACCAGCAACAATTGCTTCTGCTGTAACAGTGGTCACATTTCGTGCCGCTGTAGGAGTAGCACTAGCAACCGTGTTGTTAATGATATCTGAGGCTGATGCAACCATTGAAGCACCGTCAGCGATTGTTCCTGCTGAACGAGTAACTGAGGAAGTACCAACTATGCGAGAGTCACCACTTACAACAGAGTTGCCAGTTACAGCAGAGTCACCACCTACAGCAAGGTCATCCGAAATTGTGATGTCCTGCGCATCAATGCTCAAAGCACCGACGAGGGCATGACCTCTAGTAAGACGATTCATTATTACTCCTGACTAAGCGACAGCGCCGTTGAAGAAGTAACCAAGGTCTGTACCGATTACTTTCATGTCAAAAGCGATTTCAGCCTCAACGCGGTCAGCCTTGTACTGTTCCATACGCATACGACTTGTACCGACAGTGGCACCCAAACCGCCTGAAACACCAGTCCAAGACATGATGTAACCACCAGAAGGCTGAAGAAGTCCAGCAGACGGTGCAGAGTAGGTCAAAAGGGCATGCTTGCCATGAGTGAACGCGTAGGCACCAGCGGCACCTTCGTTGTTCGTAGCCTTGACAGCCTTAGCAACCATCACGCGAGGCACATCAAACAAAGAAGCAAGAAGTTCCTCTGTGATGATTTGCGAAGAAGTGTACTTAATACGGTCAACGAGGTCAGGGTGATTCTTCAAAGATGTGAAAACATCGTAACCAAGAACCAAAGTGTTTGGCTCGTAACCCGTCACCGACAAAATGGCGCGCTTGCCAGTTTCAATGTCGCTGATTGGGTCGCTGGTTGCGTAGTTAGACCAAAGGTTTGAAGGTGTGTAGTCAGTTCCCCACACAGAAGTGGTGAAATAGTTAGCAACAAACTGTGTTTCCATCTTGAGAAGCAAACGGCTTGTAACAAACTCAACCGCTTCACGGTCAACATTGATAGGCGCATCCGCATTAGCACGGGTTTGGTCGCCGATATCCTTGTGGAACGCATACACATCTGCTTGGTACGAATCTGTTGAGAGGTTGTAACCTCCACCAGCGGACTCGGTAGCGTCGGCGCGTCGTTGCGCTTCGTCGCGGAACCAGTCGTTCTTGGTGTAAGTGAAGAACTTGTCGCTCTGCTTTGACACTGGCACGATAGGGAAAACCCGTGTGGCAATGAAGTTCTTTGCCTGTTGCATGTAGGCGGTACTGATGTTTGTCAGAATCGCGTCAACATGGACTGCATTTTGAGTTGGCTGTGGCATTTTTTTCTGCTCCTAGTAATGGATTAAGCGGCTCGGTTTGGCGAGGCGCAGTTGATAACGGCTGTGATGATGTCGCCATCTGCTGATGAACCCAGCAGAACAACACCAACGGTGTACTCAGTGGTGTCAGTTCCCGCAACTTTGGTGTCTGCTTTCGCATTGCTACCTGTTCCGATTTTGACGCCGGGGTTAATTGCCGCACCAGCGACAAGTTTTGTTCCACCGACTACAAGCACTTGCGCTTCTTCACCAGAAGCAGGGTCATTCTGAAGAACACCGATAGGTGAATCAGTCGCACCGTCACAGATGACAGCCTGACCAGAGGTATTCAGTTTGACGAACAAATACTGCTTTGAGGACAGGTCTGCACCAGCCACAAGTGTGATTTTTACTGGATATCCAGCGATTTCGTATGCCATTGTTGTACTCCTTAACGAGTTTCCGCACGGTACGCGGTGTAGAGGTCTGGGTTGGTAGCGACTGTGGCAGAAATAGCCTGCTCAATAGTCGCGAAATCTCCACGCTCATACGCTGACTTAGCCAGACTTTGAACTTTGGAGAAAGCATCAGAGTCAGATTGTGAACTTGTGCCACGACCCAATTCTTCAAAAATGCTTGCTGATTCAGCCTGAGCGTTAACCGCGTCAAGAGCCTTCTCAATCGCATCGGACAAAACTGGTTCTGCATCAGCCAAACGGCGAAGTGCAGGTCCAACTTCTTCAGGGTCAAGAGTGAGATTGTCCCACTGGCGAGCCTTAGCAACATATTCACGGTCGCGCTTTGACTCGCGTTCTTTGCGAAGTTCCTCGCGCGCGAAGTCAGCATCAAATTGTGCTTTCTGAAGCATCTGGCGAACAGGCTCAGGAACGGACTTTAGCAAAGACTTTGCCATTTCCTCTTCGTCCTCTTCGTCCTCTTCGTCCATTTCCTCTTCATCCTCATCCTTGGCTTTAGGCATTTCATACGCCTTGACCAAACGGGACTCTAAGTTGTCATTCTTTGACTCAGCATCAGCAAGGGCTTTTTCAAGTTCCACCACGCGCTCAATGTAAGCCTCTTCCAGACCTGATTCCATACCGACTTCTTCGCTCATCTTTGCTCCTGTTGAATTCTTCATAACTATCCAGCCTTCTTCTAAATGTGCTGGATGGTCAACGCCACTTGTCTCAAGAACTTTCAAAGCCACCATCTTGCGAGTTTGTGGTTTTGTCATAGTTCCTCAAATAAAAAAACCCGTGAACGCATCACAGCCGAAACTGTTTAGCGACCCACAGGTCTTGGACAAAACACAGCATACGACGAAGGTGTTACACCCCGTCTATCAACTTGGGTTTAGTTAGCGCGCTCTTTTTTTAGCGACTCTGCCTCGGTCGGCTTGCGGGTCACGAATCTCGTACACCCCGCGTCCCGACTTTCTGAACACATCAGGTCGGCTCGTTATCAGCGTCCGTGCACTGGACTCACCCAGACCGCCGATTTCTGCAATCTGCTTTACGGTCACTTCTTCAAACAAGTGCTCTTTGCACCAACGCATCGCCTTGTCCTTCTTGTCATCTTTGCTGACCGAACCTTCTGACGGTTGTGCCCCTTCAAGCAATTCCATGATTACCTCGTAGGGCACCATCTTCCTCACGCGTGTGGGGACATGGGCTACCCAGCATGGGCGTCCGTATTGCTCAATCGCCTGCGCGACCTGAAGTGTTGGATTTAATTCCATATTCAGTTCCTCCTTCTACAAACACTCTACCATAGTAAAGCCCCCCAGTCAAATCAGCCGTCAACCCACTCCGCTTGACCACCGTTCAAAACGATGACAGGAAGCCGAGAAACCTTGCCCCTGCTACAAGACAACCGAACATCAACACGGTCAAACGGTTGAGAACGCATCACCTCAACGAACTCAGGACTCAACAGTTGCTTGACCCACATCTCCACCATCGGAGGTAAATCGGCACCCATTAGTTGAAATCTGTATTGCCGTAATAGGTTTCGTCAGAGTAGTCAACCATAGGGTCACTGTTGCTACG